AAAATGAGTATACATTACCACAAGAAGTGGTAGAAGTGCGTCAAATATTCAGACGCTCTATAGGATCACGCACTGGCGGTGGCGATGGCGGCACATTATTTGAGCCTTTTAATATGGCTTATACAAATACATACCTTTTAGCTAGTTCTAATATGGGCGGCTTAGCAACATATGATATGTTTAGTCAGTATCAAGAGTTAGTAGGACGCATGTTTGGGTCGTTTATCGAATTTAAATGGAATACAACTACTAAAAAATTAACTATATTGCAGCGTCCTAGAGCACAAGAAAATTTAATGCTTTACGTTTATAATTATAGAGGCGATGAGCAGCTAATTGACGATTACATGGCAATCCAATGGATTAAAAGCTATACACTTGCTACCTGCAAATATATGCTAGGCGAAGCACGTTCAAAGTTTGCCACTATTGCAGGTCCACAAGGCGGTTCGACACTGAACGGAGATTCACTAAAAGCAGAAGCTCAAGGAGAAATAGAAAAACTTGAGCAAGAAGTATCACAAGCAGTTGCAGGTGGTACAGGCTATGCGTTTACAATTGGTTAAAGATCGTTGTCATGCACATATAACTGTATAAGTGCATAATGCAAAATTTTCATTAAATCTTTACGAGCATCCTCCTGTGTGCCTTTTTTACCATAACGATTAGAATACTTGTCAACATTGCCCATGCAAAATCCAGTTCCGTGTCCTCTATCAATGATTACTTCAGTTGACTGAAATTTATTTGTACTATAATGCCCGTCATATGTTTTATCAATATATGCTTGAAATTCTTCAATGTATTTTTTTTCGTCAAATTTGTAATCAATTTCGTTCATTATGATATCTCCTAGTAATTTTAATATTATATGTTATAATTACTAGGATGTCAACCTAAAAATCTGCGATTAGATCTCCTTGTTTCCATTTAATTCCTTCTTTTTGTAATATACGCTGGCAGTTAGAACATATAGTTTTGAGATTACTATACATGCAATTGTCTAAATTACCGTCTACATGATATACATTGAATTGTTCTGTGTGCTTACTACTAAAGCCACATTTTTCGCAAGTTTCTTTCTTGGTATATCCACGCATTTTCCATTTAGGTATTCCATGACCGGTTCCTCCATGCTTATTACATATTTCGCACTTTTTTCTGTAATACGTTTTATTATCTTTTTTATAATTCACAGCTGCCGGTCGCATACCGCATATACACAAAGGTCTCATACTATATTTACACCTTTTACACCCCTTTTTATCCTGTATTATAGGTATATTTTAACACCACTAGGCTAAATACAGTTAGCAAAGTTTACTTTCAAGGAGATAACGCAATGGCATTAACATCACCAGGTGTAGAGGTTAAGGTAATAGACGAATCGTTCTATACACCAGCAGAACCGGGCACCGTACCAATGATTTTCGTGGCATCCAAGCAAAATAAAACCAATGCAGGTGGCACTGGTGTTGCGCAAGGTACTCTTAAAGCAAATTCTGGAAAGGCTTATTTAATTACAAGTCAGAGAGATCTTGCAGATACCTTTGGAGATCCACTATTTTATACCGATACCGGTAATAATCCAATTCACGGCGGAGAGCTAAATGAATATGGGTTACAAGCAGCATACTCGTTCTTAGGTGTTGCAAACAGAGCATGGGTTGTCCGTGCAGATATAGATTTAGGCGAATTAGAAGCAAGTGCAAATGCACCGGGCGCAGCTCCAGCAGACGGCACATGGTGGTTTGACACAACAAATACTAAGTTTGGTATTTTTGAATGGAACGGAGCACCAAAAACAACTACAGGTGGTCAGTCTTTTAATGTAAAAACACCTATCGTTATTACTGAAGTTTCAAAGGTGACAGGATCACTAAGTTCACCAGGTGCGCCTTTAGGTTCAGTTGGTGCAGTAGGTGATTACGCAATAGTAGCAGTAAGTACACTAAACAAAGTTTGGTATAAAAATACAAGCGGTGCATGGGTAGAAGTAGGCACAGACGATTGGCAAAGAAGCCATGCAACTGTAACTGCGACAGCTTCTGCACATACAGCAGGTGATACAATTACAATTAATACTGTACCTGTTACAACAAGTGGAACTACACCGAGCAGTTTAGCAGACGACATTAACGGATTGTCAATTGCAGGAGTTAGTGCAGCATCAGTTAACAATGTATTAGAAATTTATTCAACAGGCGTTGCTGTAACAATTGCAGATACTTCAGGTACATCAGCTGCTACACTAGGACTTGTAGGCACACACGCTGCACCAGCAGTAAGTGTTGCTCCGCATACAAGTGTTCCAGAATGGAAAACAGGTGATACAACACCGCGTCCGACAGGATCAATTTGGGTTAAAACAACAGAACCAAATAGTGGTGCTAAATGGTCAGTTAAAAAGTATAATGCAACTACTCAATTATGGGCAGATTCAGCTGCTCCGTTATATGCAACAAACCATGCAGCAATTTATAACATGGATAAAGCTGGCGGTGGTGCAAACCTTGCAGCAGGAACACTATATGTTCAATATAATGTTGGTGAAGTAGCACAAACTGAAGCAAACTTTAAGATTATGTCTAGAGTTGCAGGAGGCCCTACTACAGTTACAGGTAGCATTATTGCAGCAAGCATTCCGGCATCAGCAGGACGTTTTGAAATACAAGAAAGTGTTAAAGGTCAGTCTGCTATGTCAGCCTGGACTGAAGTAACTTTTGCAAGTCCATTTGCAAATGATTCAACAGATGCAGAAACATTAGCAGCAGCAATTAACTCAGCTGGATTAGCAAACGTAACTGCAAGTGTTGATTCTCAAAATAGAGTTGTAATTAGTCACGCATTAGGTGGTGAAATCCGCTTTAGAGATCATGACAATATCCTACAATCAGCAGGATTTGTTCCAGGTACAACTGATAACCTATATGATAACTTTGATGACGGTTCAACTGTTTACTTTATTGCTTCAAACTGGAAAGTATTAAGCTATACTGCATCTGCAACTGCTCCTAAGGCATTAACAGCAGACGGTACTCTATGGTACAATTCAATTGTTGACGAAGTTGACATGATGGTACATGACGGTACTACATGGAGAGGATACAAAAATGTGTATTCTTCAACAAATGCAACAGGTCCAATTGTTGCAGCAAGTGAACCGCTTACACAAAACGATGCAAATAAAAGTCCGTTAGTAGACAACGATATCTGGATTAGCACAGCTGATTTAGAAAACTATCCAAAAGTTTACAGATGGGTAACAGATCAGTGGGTAGCACTAGATACAGCAGACCAAACAACTGAAAATGGTGTACTATTTGCAGATGCACGTTGGTCAACTGCTGGTAGCAATAGTGTAGCAGGAGAAATGTCTGCAATGCTAAACAGCGACTATTTAGATCCAGACGCACCAGATCCTGCACTATATCCAAAAGGTATGGTATTATGGAACACACGTAGAAGTGGTTTTAACGTTAAAAAGTTTGTACGCAATGCAATTGATACAACTGAAACAAATCCACGTATGGCAGACGCACCAATGACAAGCTATTACGAGCACCGTTGGGTTACTGAATCAGGTAACAAAGCAGATGGATCAGGTAGCTTTGGACGCCATGCACAGCGTAAAGTTGTTGTTCAAGCATTACAAGCACTAGTTAACGGAAATGATGAAATCAGAGATGATGAATCAAGACTATTTAACTTAATGGCAACTCCTGGATATCCAGAACTAATTGGTGAAATGGTAGGACTAAACTTTGATAGAGGCTTAACAGCATTTATCCTAGGTGATTCACCGATGCGTTTAACACCAGATGCAACATCATTAAACAACTGGGCAACTAACGTAAATGCAGCAGTTGAAGATAATGATGACGGGCTTGTAAGCAGCGACGAGTACATGGCTGTGTTCTATCCAAGCGGATTTAGCAGTGATAATTTTGGTAACAACATTGTTGTTCCAGCAAGTCACATGATGCTACGCACATTTGCACTAAGTGATCAAGTATCGTTCCCATGGTTTGCACCAGCAGGTACAAGACGTGGCGGTATTTCAAACGCAACATCAACAGGTTACATTAGTAACGAAGGTGAATTTGTAGCAGTAGCACTAAACGAAGGTCAAAGAGATACACTATACTCTAACAGAGTTAATCCGGTAACATTTATTACTGGAGCAGGACTTGTCAACTTTGGTCAAAAGACTCGTGCTGCTAATGCAAGTGCATTAGATAGAATCAACGTTGCAAGACTTGTAATTTATCTAAGAGGACAGCTTAACAAGTTAGCTAAACCTTATATCTTTGAACCAAATGATAAAATCACACGTGATGAGATTAAGCAAGCTGCTGAGAGCTTAATGTTAGAGCTTACAGGACTAAGAGCACTTAACGATTATCTAGTTGTATGTGATGAAACAAACAACACACCAGCAAGAATTGATCGCAATGAGCTATACTTAGATATTGCAATTGAACCAGTCAAGGCAGTTGAATTTATTTACATTCCACTACGCTTGAAAAATACAGGAGAGATCGCAGGTCTTTAAAATCATTAAGTAGGGGGTTAATTAATAATCCCCTACAAATGATAAATACTTGTGTACAGGAGTAAAATATGGCAATTTCAACACTATCAAAAATCACAGTGCCACTAGACGGCGGAACAGGCAATCAAACGCAAGGTTTGTTGATGCCAAAACTTCAGTACCGCTTTAGAGTGTCACTTACAAATTTTGGATTAGGATCAGCAACTACTGAACTTACAAAACAAGTAGTAGATGTTACTCGTCCAGTAATTAACTTCGAAGAGATTGAACTTCCAGTTTACAACTCACGTGTGTATCTAGCAGGAAAGCCTGCTTGGGAAGCAATTACACTAAACTTACGTGAAGATGTAAATAACAATGTTCAAAAACTAGTAGGTGAACAAATTCAGAAGCAATTTGATTTCTTTGAACAGTCAAGCGCACCATCAGGTATTGATTACAAATTTACAACTAAGATCGAAATCTTAGATGGAGGTAACGGAAATACTGCTGTCGGAGTACTAGACACATTTGAACTATACGGTTGTTTTATACAAAATGCTAACTACAATACTTTAGCATATGCAACAAACGATCCAGTAACTATTGCACTAGCTATCCGTTATGACAATGCTGTTCAAACAGTTGGAGGAGGCATTAGTGCTGAATCTATTCCAACAGGTGGCGGAACATTATCTACAGGTTCGGGTACAGTTTAATAAACTTATAATTATTACAATAAAAGGAGCCTCAAGGCTCCTTTTTTATTATATACTATGTTAATAATATAAGATAAATATTAGTATGGCAAACAAGGCAACAAAATACGGAGCAACTAATAATCAAAGCGAAGTAACACTTGCTGACTATTGGCACGGACAACATACATTTGTAGATAATTTTTATAGACTTTCGCCTAAACATAAATTTCTCTATCATGTTAGTTTTACAATCAATAGTTCTGTTGCGGGAGGGTTTGTAGAAAAACACGGCAATGAAATAAGTCTACTTGCAAAATATGCAGATTTGCCGAAGTTTGATATTGAAACAGAAACTAAACAACAATATAATAGAAAAAAAATTATACACACTAGACTTGATTATTCACCTGTCATTATTAGATTTCACGATGATAATGAAGGTGTAACATCTAGACTGTGGCAAGCATATTATGATTATTATTTTGCAGACACACAATCAAAATATCCTGAAAATAATGTATATAAGCCAATGAACAATTTAAAATATGGTTTAGACAATGGAAGCAATGAACCATTTTTTACTAGAATTAGTGTTAGTCAGATGAGTAGACATACTCATCATACAGCACATTTAATTTTACCAAAAATTACAGGTTGGCAACACGATGCTGTGGATGCAGGTGCTTCTGCTGAAGTTACAGAAAACACAATGCAAATTCAATTTGAAACTGTTAAATACGAAACTGGAGATATTGTCGAAGGCAATGCACCTAAAGGATTTGCTACTCCTGAACATTACGATCAAGAAAAAAGTTTTATAGGTAATAATAGTGATACTGCTAATGAAGGGCCAGGGTCATTAGTTAACAATTTATCAAAGAAATTCGGAGATAAAATGTTTACACAACACGATCCTAGAATTAATCCAACAC